AACTTCTTGATTCTGATGTTGATCCAGATGCAGAGCCTTTGTATTTTTGTATCGGCCCTGCACAGTTAGAAGCGTTGCTTGGTACTACTCAAGTGACGAGTTCAGACTATAATTCTGTGAAAGCTCTTGTAAATGCCGAGGTAAACACCTTTATGGGTTTTCACTTCATTGTTTCTACTAGGCTTGCGGTTGCTTCGAATATTCGCAAATGTCTTGCCTGGGCGAAGTCTGGTATCGGTCTTGCCATGAATGGTAATGCTAAGTCTCGTATTACCGAACGTTCTGACAAGAATTACTCTACTCAGGTCTTTATCGAGGCTTCTATGGGCGCTACCCGTGTGGAAGACGAGAAGGTAGTCGAAGTTTCTTGTGATGAATCTGCGTAATAATCTTATAAATAAGGAGTAATTCAATGGCTAAAGGAATCGAGGTTACAAAGCTGGATGCAACTCCTCGTACTCTTATGGAGGCAGGAAGTGGCACTGGCAAAATGCGTGTTTTTATGGACACGATAGCAGCCGGCACAGGTGATATCGACGATAACGATATTATTTATCTGGCTGAAGTTCCGTCTAATTCCAAGATTGTCAGCATTATGCTTTATAATGACGATTTGGATTCTGGCGGTTCACCTGCTTTGGCAACTGATGTGGGTTTGTATAACGGCGGTACCAAGTTTAATGATACCGATTCTTCTACAACTGCATATGCTGCTGATGGTCTTATAGATCGCGATGCTTATGCAAGTGCAATAACTACTCTTCAGGCGGCTAATACCTCTGGGGTGGAATGTGCTTATGAGGCGCGTAATGTTAATGCAGTCGCAAATTATGTTTGGGAAGATGGGGGTTTGACTTCCGATCCCGGCGTTCCTTTAAGGATCGCTTTGACTATGGAAACGGCTGCGGCTACTGCTGCTGCGGGTGATATCACCATGGTTGTTACTTATGTTGTAAATTAATTATTGGAGAATTATGAGTTCTTTTACTCAGATTGCTTCCAATGCGCTTCAACAGCTGGGCGCTGCCCCGATTTCGGATATTGCCGAAAATACGGGGCGCGCCAAGCGTGTTAATGCGATTTATGAGGATGTAAGGGACGCTGTTACCAGGGATGCGGCGTGGAATTTTGCCATGGTTCGTGTTCAGTTGGCGGCGCTTGCTGATGCTCCTGCCTTTACATGGTCGAAGCAGCATCAGTTGCCTGAGAATCCTTATTGCCTGAGAGTGATGGATGTGTTCTCTGGTGATGAACGTATAGACCATGTTATTGAGGGGCGTAAGATCCTTTCTGATTATGCCACTATAAATCTTTTATATTTAAAGAGAGTTGTTGACCCTTCTCAGTTTGATGCTTTGTTTGTTGAGGCTTATGAGGCTCGCTTAGCTGCTGAGTTGGCTGTGCCTATTACTGGTTCTCGTGGTCTTGCTCAGGATTTTTGGGCTACGTATGATTCTAAGATTGCGAATGCCAGGTTGGTGAATAGCCAGGAGGGAACACCGGCTGCTATTCAGGCGAATTCGTTAGTTGATGTTCGTCGTCGTACTTTTGTTGTGGATGATCAGAAAATTAAGGTTGAGTGATGAATGTCGAAATCATTTTCTATATACACCCATTTCAATACCGGGGAGATTTCAGATCGCCTTAAGGGTCGTGTTGATCTTGACAAGTATAAGCATGGCTGTGAAATCATGGAGAACTTTCAGGTTCTTCCCGAGGGTGGCGCCAGAAAGCGTGGTGGCATTCATTATGTTGCCGATGTAAAACCTACCGCTACGGGTTCCGAGTTGATGCCTAATGGAACCTTTGCAAGTAATATTACTGGCTGGACTGACAAATCTGTTGGTACTGGCTCTATTGCCCATTCCACAAATTTAATGAATATTGTTTCTTCTAATTCCAGTAATTATGGCTGGGCTGAGGAAGAGGTGACTACTGAGGCTGGGGCTTTATATATTCTCGGCTTTGTTGTTGGCACAGGTGCGTTGAATCTTCAGATCGGGACGTCTACGGGTGGCGAACAGATTTTTGCTTCTACGAGCATGGCTGTTGGTACTTATAGCACCGTTGAATTTCGCGCTTTAACGACTTCTACTTTTATCGGCTTTAAGCATACTGCAAGTGCTACGCATACGCTGGATACCGTGACCTTAAAGAAGGGCGTTACGGATGCAAAGGTGCGTATGGTTCGTTTTCAGTTTAGTGATACGCAGGCTTATATGCTTGAGTTTGGTAATCTTTATTGTCGGTTTTATAAAGATAACGGGCGGATTGAGCAGAGTGGTATTGCCGTGGAATTAGCGACTCCTTACCCAACCAGCGTTTTATTTGATCTTATGTTTTCTCAATCTGCCGATACCATGTTTATCGCTCATCGTGATTATGCGCCCAGGCAAATTGAGCGTACGAGTCATGTGGCTTGGACGATTGGCGAGTGTTCTTTTATTAGCGCTCCTAATTCTTTTGTTTCTGTAGCTGATGCTATTACGAATGGTACTTTTAGGGATAATTTAACGGGCTGGACTGTTATCTCTGGTAATAATGTAACAGCAACAGGTTTTGATGTTGACTTGGATAATAGTGGTACTGACGCAGTTATTCAACAAGCCGTGACTGTGGATTCCGGTCAGGCGTATAATTTAACTTTTAATTTTATAGATCACACGCAAACCACTTCTTCTGATGATCGTAATATAACTGTTCAGGCGGGCAGTACTGCTGGCGGGGTGAATCATTTAGCTGCCACCGAAGTTACTATCGGGCATCATGATTTTACTTTTACCCCTGGAGCTGGAACAACTTATTTACGTTTTTCAAACCTTGATGCAGGTGTTGCTACTGTTGGTTCGATTAGCATGAGACGAGTTTCAGGGGGCACTGTTGATGCGAATACTTATCCTGGTGCTGTTTCGTTTTATGAGCAGCGTTTATTTTGGGCTGGTTCGAGAAATCACCCTCAGACTTTTTGGGGTTCGCAGACAGGCTCTTATTTGAATATGGATCCTGCGACAGCTGATGCAGATCATTCTGTTCAATTTTCCGTTGCTTCGGATTCTCTTGATTCGATTGTTTGGATTGGTGCTGCGCGTGATTTAATTATCGCTTCCTACGGCTCTGAGCATTCTGCTAATGGTGGTGTGGATAATGCCATTCAACCTGCGAGTATTAATGTGACTTTGCAATCTGCATTTGGTTCAGAGAGGATCACGCCTGTGAATGCGGGTCATGCTTTATTATTTGTGGCTCGTGGTGCTAAGAAGTTACGTGAGTTTATTTTTAATTTTGATGTGGATGGTTTTAAAGCTCCCGATATGACCTTGCTTGCGGCTCATGTTACTAATGACGGTATTACTCAATTAGCCTACCAACAGGATCCTGATTCTATTTGCTGGTGTTCTACTGCATCTGGCGAGTTGATTGGTTTGACTTATCTTGCCGATCAAAATGTTACAGCTTGGCATAGGCATCCTTTAGGCGGGACATTAGCTGCTGTTGAGTCTGTTGGCGCTATTCCTGACACTACGAAGGGTGAGGACCAGTTATGGGTTTCTGTGAAGCATCAAGTAAATGGAGTTAATTATCGTTATGTGGGTTATTTGGATCCTGATTTATTTGCGGATCATTCAGTAGAATTGAATAATCCTATTACTATTTCCGGGGCAACGAAGGCAAATCCTGTTGTGATTACGGCTACTTCCCATGGTTTATCGAATGGGGACCAGGTGGATATTGAAAATGTTGTGGGAATGACGGAGCTTAACAATAAGCGGTATACGGTTAGCAATCAATCAACTAACACATTTGAATTGCAGAATATTGAGCCGACGCCTGTAAATGTGGATGGCACTTCTTATTCTACGTATATGTCTGGCGGGGAAGCCCGGTTGTGTGTGACTATTCTTTCTGGCTTGGATTATCTTGAAGGGGAAAGCATTGATATTGTAGATCGCGATACGGTGGTTTATTCAGGTGTTACGGTGAGTGCCGGTTCGGTTACTATTCCTAACGGCGAGCGTGTGTCGAGAGTTTATGCTGGTAAGAGTTATACTTCTACTTTAAAACCTGTTCGCCCCGAGTTTGGTTCTCCTCAGGGAATGACGCAGGGTAAAAGAAAGCGTTGGAACAAACTTGGTTTGCGTTTAAGTTCTGCTTTAGGTGGTACGGTGAATGGTGATGATATAGAATATTTAGAGGATCAGGTTGTTACGGATCGTGGGTTGCCTCTTTATACGGGCGATAAGATGATGGATACTACGAATTGGGATCCTGATGGTTTTGTTACTATTGTTCAAGCAGAGCCTTTACCTATGACTGTTAATGCCGTTTTTGGAGATTTATCTGTTGGGGAAGTTTATGGATCGGATGAATAAGCGTGTGGAATCGTATACAGTATATCATTCTATGTTGTTGGATTCGGATTCTGGGAGTAGCGATTTTTTTCACAAAGTTGACCCTGGTACTAGCTTTGCTGGTGTTGTTGGGTTTGATCATGTCATCTGTATTGCTGGCGTCCAGCCGATCTGGGATGGAGTTGGGTATGCTTGGGTGAGATTTTCTCCTGACGCTCATGATTATAAATTTTGGTTGTATAAGAATATTAAGAAGCATCTTTCTATTCTTGTTGCAAAAAATAAGTTATGGAGGGTTCATGCTACCGTGGCTTGCAATCATTTAGCGGGTTGTAGTTGGATCGAGTCTCTTGGGTTTGAGATGGAGTCTATGTTAAAGAAATACGGGCCCCATGAAGAGGATCATTATATGTATAGGAAAATTTATGAATCTTAAGAAATTATATCGATTACTGCAAAGGATTTATCCTGTTAGTAATTGGTGGGCTATAGCGTCTATTGTGATGTCGGTTGTGTCTGCTGGTGTAGCTGTTATGCAGGGTCATCAGCAAAAGGCGATAGCGGATGCGAACGCAAGAAATCTTCAGATTCAGGCTGAGCGTGAGCGTCAGGCAGCCGAGAGGAATGCTCAGATTGCAGCGCAGAGAAGGAAGCGTGAGCGCGCTAGAGCGTCTGTTGCTTATGCGGCTTCGGGTGTGTTGATTGGGGAGGGCTCTCCTCTTATTGTTGAGGCAGAGGATGATTATCAGTCTGAGTTGAATGAGGCTACGATTCGTGCTCAGGGCGAGGATACGGCTTGGCAATCGAGGTCTAAAGCTGGTATTGAAAGTGCTAGGGGTAGAGCAGCTGTAACGGCTGGTTATGGTCGTGCTGCTGGTAGTTTGGCATCTGGTGCTTCGTTATTGGCTGATTAATAGTTAAAGGTTAATTTAATGGCAAAAATACCACGTAGTAGAGATAGAGGCTTAGGGCCGACGGATTATGTGCAATATAAGCCGTCTTCTCCACCAATAGCGCCTTTGGGTTTGGCTGATTATTCGTCAGTTACCGATGCTTTGGATAAGGGCGCGAGATTTGCTGGTGAGAGGTATCAGCAAGAGCGGGATCTCGAGGCTCGATCTTATACGGATAATTTTATAAATAGCGCTGATCTTTTATTAACCAGTAATTTGAATGAATTTGGTAGGTATGATTATCAATCTCTTGACGAGGCTGTGGAAACAAGCAATCAGGAATGGAAAAGATCGTTTTCTGAACTTTATGATGAGGATGTGGTTGCTAATATGCCTGCGCGGAGAAAGCAAGAATTTATGGAGAAAGTCCATTTATTCGAAACGAAGCATACTGTGGGTGTGCGCAAGCATAAGACAGAGGCTATTGTTGCTAATACTAAAGCTGTTCAAATTAGACAGAATGAAGGTTTCCTTGCCAAAATAAGGGATTTTAATTTCCCACTTGATCCTACTTTAACGAAGTTTGAGGATCATTGGGCTGCTCGTTTAGCTGCGGCTAGGGATGGCGGAAAATTGGAGAATACTGCGCAAGTTCAGCAGGCTTATGTTAAAGCCTTGAAGGAAGTGGGTGCAGCTATTTTTGAGCGTTACAATACCCTTGCTGTTGAAAAGGTAACGAAAGGTTTAATTAAAAGTAAGGATGATTTTCAGTTTAGCTGGCAACAGGATAATTCTATTGGTAAGTATGCTTCTTATCTTGATTTGATTAATGGGATTGAGCGTGGGGATTTTGCCAGGTATTTTTCCAATCCTTCTCCGCATGAGATGATTCGTAAGTTGAATAAGAGTGTGGAGGCTGCTTTAAAGTCGGCTACTACTTTTCGGAACGACCAGTTGACAAAGGATGCTTATGCGGCGAAAGATAGGCTTTTAGCGAAGGCTTTTAAAGGCGAAGCGATTAGTGAAGAGGATGTGGAGTATGTGGCGGAGGTGTATCGTAAGGCTGGTAAGACTTTATCTCCTACAACGTGGAGCACTTTATTAAATATCCATACAAAGCCTACCCCGAGAGATGATGCGGTTTATAATGGGTTTATGAAGATTTATTATGATGAGTTGAGAAAAAGCGAGGATGGTGTTATTCCTAATCTTGGTTGGCTGCGTAAGCAGTTGGAGATATGGCAAACGGATAAGAATCCTGAGGGGAGGGCGCTTCATGGAAAACATGTGCAAAAAATACTAGAGCTTCTTAGGAAGGAGCAGTCTGGTCAAAATAAGGAAGTCAATAAGTCGGCGCAGGATGTTCTTAAGAGAATTAATAATGAATTTGGTTTTGGTAAGTTTAAAGGCGTTTCGCTAGATTCGGGAGAATATGTTGCATGGAAAACATTAAACGATTCGTTGGGTCTTGACATATCTCAGTATGTAACTGAGTTTGTAAGATCGAGGTATAACGAAGCTAAAGCGGCTGGACAGCATTTTAATCAATCCAAGGTTGCGCAGGAGGTGATGGATCTTATTACCCAGGGAATTAATAAGAGGGGCTTGTCTGCCGCTCATCTTAGAATTCCTGAAGATCAGTTGCGTGGGGCGTATACGAGGAAGGCGGCTGATCTTTTGCATAAGACGAAAACGGCGACTGCTTATGATGATTTGCTTATTGAGTTAGCGAAGGTAAGGTTGAGTAGGATTACTCGTATGTTAAATAATGATACTTTGTCGATAGATGATGCTGTAAAGCCGAAGCATTATCGTGATTGGGTTAATTGGCTAAGAAAGCAGACTCCTGCCAGGCAAGAGAAAGCCCTTGGAACAGTTGGGAAAATTAATTGGTGGCGTCAGCTCGAGTTTGCTCCTATAGGTACTAATATTAAGGAGTTGCAACTAGAGACAGGTTATGATGCTGCTATTACAGGGTATCAATGGGGAAGCAGTCGCGGTGAGGAGTCAGCAGATGTAGAGAAGCCAGATGCGACTACTCAGGATACGACTACTGACGATGGTGCTGGTTCACCGGCTTTGCCTGAAAAAGAGATGCCTCCTAAAGTGAAGGAAGAGACTGAGGAGCGTAAGGTAGAAATGGAGGCTGGTGCGGGGGCAGGTGAAGAAGAGACGATAACTGAAGAGTCAACTACTAAGTTTTCTCCTCCAGATTTATCCACTGAGGTTGGGTCTGATAAGTTCCCGGCTTTAACGAATAAGGTGTTGGGCCAGACCGCAGATGGTAGAAATATTTATGCTAACGAACGAGATTCTGAGGGCTATGATTCTGAGAGCTCAGAGAGGGCTTTTCATTTTCAACATACTGATGGTAAGTGGTATAGCTATCCTACTATATTTAATGGCAAGGAGATTTCGCCAGCCGAGGCTTATAAGTTGTTTGTAGAAAATGGTGGTGTTGATCCAGAGTCGGGTGTTGTGTCGCCAGCTTTTGATGATGAGCAAGGTGTTCTTGATTATATGACAGAGAGATCGGAGCATTTATCTGATCATTTGCATCCTGCGAAGCAGGTTCAGAAACTTCGCGAAGAGGGAAGCCCTTATGAGGCTGTAGTGTCTGCCCTTTCTTCGCTATATGAAGGTTCTGATATTCAGAAAGCAAATTTAACCCTAAAGGTTGTTAGGGATGCGTTGACTAATATTGTTAAAGGTGCGGCCTCTGAAGGGTTATCTGCTACTTGGTCTACTATTAAGGGGCTGTATGACAAATATGACGGTAGTATAGATAGGATGGCGGATGGTTTAGCTGGATATTTACAGAAAAAGTTAGAGCATAGGGAGCGTGGCGAGGGTGAGTATGAGCCTGAAGGCTCTGATGAGGAAGCGTTTGAAGAGGTGATCGC